CGAACATCGGGGCGGTTGTCGAACGCCTTCATCGTGGATCGGGTGGAGTTGATGATGTCCTGTAGTTCCTTCGTGGAACCCACATAGATGGACTGATTGGTTGTGGTATTGTTTGTAACGCTTTGGTCAACCTTGCGAACGGTCTTTACCCGATTGTGTAGATCCATGAGTTCACGATTGGTTTCTGAAAGCGTCTTAATCATCTGCGCCACCACTTCATAGGCTCGGGGCTGATCCCCTTCTTGTGCCACCTGAATCACACCGTCCAGTGCGTTCTTGCCCATGTTCACCAGTTCTTTCAGATTGTCCCGCACGATCTGATAGTCGGTTTTCAGGTCATTTGCCAACTCCTCATCGGTGAGTGGGCGAGGAGGAACGGAAACAACCACAGCATTCTGTGGGATGCCAGTGTTGGTCAACGGTTTTGCTTCAGGCTCTGCTCCCAGAGCCTTTTCAATATGATCGAACTCACTCATGCTCTACTCCTTAGATGTTCCAATCCACGGTCACGCCACCAGTATCCATTCCACCCTGATATGTGACTCCACCTGCATCAAAATCATTTTGGTAAATCTTGACATACGGTGTGTAATTGTTCATGTTGGAATTGGCTCCTGATGGACCAGATATTCCAATAATGTCTGTGGCATAGTTGGGTGTGTCCGTGGTGTTTCCTGGCAGGAAGGTGATTCCACCGGCAACAAAATCCTCGTCAAACACATTCCCGTTCCACATATTCGCTTGAACCACACGGATTTCCTTGTAGTTCTTCTTGTTGCCGAACAGATAGGTCTTCATCGTGAAGTTCAGGGTGAATATAATGGATCGTCGTGTCTGAAAGTCGCCCTCATAATCCTCTTCGGAAGAAACAGAGTTCAGGTATAGGGGAACATCAACCTTTCGGTTTATGTCATCAAAATTCATGGTAACCACGAACTCTGGCGCAAAGAACGGCAGAATCTGCTCCACTATCCGCAGCCCGTCTTCCATGTTTCGGACATACACATACAGTCCAAAGTCGATGTTGTAAGGGACTTCAGCAAAGGTGTAGTCCACTCCACTGGGGGCACCAGTGGGTCTGACTATATTACGCATGGTGCTGTTGCGCTTGCGGGAGGGATCGTAAACATATCCCGTGATCTCAAACGCCATGCGCGGCAAGGTAATTTGGTTGGGGTTGTTCAGGTAAGGATCACCCGACAACCGCACCTTGTATTTTTCTTTTGGAGCATATGCTATGGGAACAAGCAGGGTCTTGGTTCCACTGCTTTCCTGCTTGTCAATATAGATTTGGTTGAACAGTGAACCAAATGCCACCACCATTCGCCGTATGGAGCCGTTGTAGAAGTTGGTAAACATCAGTAGTTACCTTCCGAGAACGGATCTCGCTCTGTAAAATCAAAGATGTCATCTTGAATCTTCTCCAACTCCAACTGGTCGTTGTCCTGCTGATCTTGGTGGTTGACCCGTATATCGGTGGTGTAAACTCCTGAAATTGGGTGGATTGCTCCACTAACTGCTCCCACCGCATAGCCACCTGCTTGGAATTTTCCTTCTTGTCGGTTGACATACAGATACTTGTTTCCAGCGATGGGAACCGTGTATTTGTTGACACGACCAAAAGCGGTCTTGTTTGATAGTGTGCCTGTGTAAACCTCTTCTCCGACCGCAAAAGATCCGGTTCCACCCGATCCAAGAGTCAAGCCAATCAGATAGGAGGATGTGATTTCCATAACCGCATCCATTTCTGTCTCGCCTGTGTCAATCTTCTCGTTGGAATACTTGAAGGCTTCGCAGGACAGTTTGAAGGAGTATCTGTCTCCAGCAGGATAGAAAGGATTATCGTGTTCCACGAACTTGATTTCAAACATTCCGTATGGGTAATCAAAGAACACAATGTCCCCTTCGCGGGGGCGACCAAGCCGCCTAATTTCTGCATTGTGCCCCATCACATCCATAAACCGCTTCCGTGACACGATGAATGTGGCTGCTTCCTTTACATCCAATCCAAAGCGACTCATCTCTTGATCGCCTTCGTATCCTTCCGCATTTTCAAGATACATTTCAATCCGATTAGCGTCCTTGAACTCGGACACCTCTTCTCCAAAAATAAGGTCTTCCGTGACTTTTTCTCGCGGAATGTAAATCATCTCATGCCCGTGGATTTTGATCGCCTCGGTCGTGAGAGATTCTAGAAGAGTCTGCTCGCCCTTCTTGTTCCTGCGAAAATACGGATTAACTGTCATGCTTATCCTGTAATGAATTCAGGTGGTTCCTGATACTTCAGGAGGACATCCTCTTCTATCTTGGATACTTCGTCCATAGCCTCCTGATAGATGCGCTGCCCGTTGAAGGTAATGTTTCCTGGCAGCGGGATGCCCTCGTACTTAGACAAGTTGGCACCCCACTGCATTTTGATTAGTGCTGTGGCGTATTTCTTGAGCATGGTGTCGTTCCACGCTTCACTGTACACCTCGGGATCAACTACCGTGTAGCCTTCAATGAGCAGGTATTGACCTGTCATAAAATCTTCCCAATTCATGTCAATATTGAGTTTGTTGTTGTACTTGTTGAAACGGATCTGCTTCTCGGGATCAAGCAGTTGCTGCAACATCTCAATATACTGCATGGTGGTGACAAAGTAGTTCAGATTCATTTGTCCGGTGCGAAGACCGTAGAAGTCATTCAGTGCCATCTGATACCGAACATTGAAAATATTGTTGATCTGTAGATTGAATCCCACCTGAAACACACGAGAAACCGTCATCAGATTTGGGTCTAATGCAAATGTGTCTATGTACCGATTGGTCTTGTCCTGCTCTGTCACCTGATACTTGTAGTATGTGCGCTGTGCGCCGTTGGAGTTCCAATCCGCGAAATACTGAAGGGCTTGGTCGATGCGGTCCTCTACCTGTGCATCATCTACATTTATTTCGATAACAGGCGCACCGAGAGCGCGTAGGCAGTAGTCCTTGAATTCTTGTCGTGTGCGCGGCTTTGCCATAACCCTTCTCCTTTTGAAGTATTTAGGAGTCTGTAGTCTTGAGTTTCAGGGTCAATCCGCTTTTCCGTTTCATAAGCGTTTCGCCGTTGTCGTTTGTGTAGATTTTGGGCTTCGTTTCCTCTTCCAACATGAGCAAAAGCCTAGCCAGTTCTCCCTCTCGGTTGCATATGCGGTCGCAGGTTTCGTCTGTGACCGGAAGGTTTACGGTATTCACCCCATCACTGGCGTAATGCCGCACTCCGCGCTCATAAACACGAATATGAAATCCATATGGAGCAGAGTAGTCTGGTTCAACCTTTCTGAAGTCCGAAAAGGAGTACTCGTTTCCGTTCAGGGTTATCTTTTCAAATCCATAATGAACAAGCATCATAAATTATCCTCCCAAAAATCCACCATCAAGCAATTCAACTCCCAATTCACTCTTGATGTATTTTGTTTCTGGTATGGTAGTTTTCTTCGTGGCTCTAGCCTTGGGAGATATGAACAGGACTCCAACTTGGTCAATTGTAGGTGCAATTTTAACGGCAAAGCCTTCGCTGGTGAAGCCAGAAATCTTGTTAAGATTTTCGACTGTGCCTGCTCCCTGAATGGAATTCTTGATTTCATTTCCTGCGAGCACGGCAGAAGAGTGATACGACACAATGTCTGAATACAGATTCTTGATGTCCGCCGTAGCCATGCTGTAGACATTTCCCTCAAAGTCAGTAATATTGTAATTTGCTGTTCTGCCGTTTATTACGATGTTGTCGTATATGCTGCGGATGTTTGCAATATTTGACTGAACAGGCAGGAATGTGAAGGTATTTCCTCCCCAGTTTCGGCTGAACAGTTTCGGAAAATCTCTTGATGAACCAGAGAATCCGCGCATGGCAGTGGCTCCGAGCAAATACGCAACCGTCAAATCTACCATAGTAGAACGAATTCTCTGTGCCTCTGTGAGTGTGGGTTGCAGATTTTCCACACTGTTCACATACATGGCGGCACCGCTGTTGTATCCAAACAAATATGCTGCTCCTGATATTCCTGTGAATTCGTGACCAGAACAAACTCCAGCAAACAAACTCAATCCAACAATAGAATCATCTACTCTTACAAGGTTTCCTGATCCAATCACACCATTGAAGCGGTCAACATATGTAACTGTAGACATCACCTTTTCCTGTGTGTCGCATGGAAATATGCTGCTTCCCTTTGGTCCATTCATGCTCAACAGGTAAACGGTATAGTCTCCAGACGAGATAGCGTCTGTAGGAACAGGAGCCGTTACACCCGGCTGAAAGGATCGCAGCGCAGTTGTTGCCCCACCAGCACTTATCATTATGTCATCCAACCACCCCTTGTAAGGCTTGTCTCCCGATGCACCGCTACCCACACATACAAACCCACTGCTGTTCTTGATGTTGTCTGTGAACCCAGTAGCAGTGAAAAGACGGGTTCCGTTCCAATAGGTCATAACGGCAGCCGATCCGCCTTGATTCAGATATGTGATTGCAAAATGGTGCCACTGATCTAGCGTAACTCCACTCACAGGAGATACATTAACCACATTGGAGTATCCTGAACCAGAGTAAGACGCTGGCGAGAAGTGGAACTGCAACTGATTGGCAGAAGTATCGTATTCTAGACGGAAAGAATCCTGTGTGGTATTGCTCACTCCGTCCGTGCTACGAGTGATTAGTATTGGATCGTAGTTATCTGAAGGCTCTTCTTCCAAATACATGAATCCCTCAATAAGCATATACGGGAAAGATGTGCTGGAAAAAGAGGGCAAACGAATTCCTGCTGCTTTGGTGTTCGTGTCAAGATATGATCCCTTGAACTCCGCAGCCTTTTTTCCAAGAAATTCTCCGGTAGCACCAATGCTTCCCACCGTAGGCAGATACTCGTCTGCGGTTACTCCGTTCAACTGCAAGCCATTGATGAGAATTGGAGTAATCACCGACTGAAACACCTGCTCATTCATGGAAAAATTTCCATAAACGGTTCCAGTCAGCAACTGCTCCGTTACAGGATTTATAAGAACTCGCTCCACCGCTGTGGTTCCCAAACCATCATTCAGCGGTGCGTTTCTGGTAATGGCTATTTCTGACAGAGTAGAGTCAATCACAATAGGCTTTACATTGGAAGATGACGCAGACGGAATGTAGTTGAACTGATCGTATCCGTCAATACGACCGTCTACGGTTCCGTCTTCCCGAATGTTGATTAGGCTCTTGTTGCTGCTCATTGGTGTCTCTTATTTGAAGATGAAGGAAGACGAATCGTGTATGAATATGTTGTATGTGACACCCGTGATGGGTGCATTTATTCTTGCTGAGTTATCGGTGGCACTTGCTGCTACACCGATGTTTCCGCCTTCAACAGCAACTCTTGGATTCGTTGCAGGAACCCTGCCTCTCCAAGACCGTTCTGTGTCTGTAGAGGATCGGTCGTAGATATACGGACCAGAATTGATACCTGCTGCTGCGGAACGAGTAAGAATCTTTCGGTCATCAACTGCCGAACGAGCATCGGTGGTAAATCTGAATGCAACCGATTGGTTCATGGAAGTAATGCTGCTGATTTGGTTGGGGTCTGGAATATAGACAGACCCACCCTTTCCTGCGGAAACGAGAGCCATGTTCCTGTTTGCCAGATTGAACTGCGGTGTTCCCCCATCAAAGTGGAAAATATGTTCTCCAATGTCTGACAGCGAGATGCTTGAGTTGCGGAAAGCACCAAGAACTCCCTCGTTCCGTGGGAGCGGATAGTCCTTGTGTCCGTATCTGTTTCCACTGGCAGAACTCCATAGCCCTGCCCCATTTGCTCCGTCCAATCCAAGAACTGTAGTGTGTGCAGGATACATTACTGCATACACATTTCCCAAAACAAGGGAGGAGTTGTTTTCTGCACGGGCAGCGTTGTTCACCGTAGTGGCTGCGTTTTCGCTGGTGCTGGTGTGCAGCGGGTGCTTCACAAACAGAGAACCTATTTTGATGTTTGACCCATCAACAGCAAGAACTCCGTGCTTTACAAAGCCAGTGATGCACACAGAACCAACAAGATCGTTTCTAGTGTCTCCTCCATCGGTTCCCACTATTCCTGTGTTTACATTTACCTGTTCATCACCAACAATCATGTTTGATCCGCCACGAACCTCTACGGGTAAATATCCACCGTTCTGTATGACGAGTGCTTTGTGTATCTGAACTGTGGACGCATCCATAGCAGAAATAGCATTGTTTCCGTGACCACAGTAGGCGTATTCTCCGTTTGTGCCGGTAGAAACAAGGGTCTTTACAAAAGCAGCAGCAGACGCTCCGCTCGAAAGATTGGTGTATCCCAATGTAACACCATTATGTCCACGAATATACACCGCAGACGAACTGACCACATATTCCGAACACAATCCACTGGCAGCAACATCTCCATAGAAGCGAATGGAGAAGGTTCCTCCACAAACACCGCTGGTGATGCCGTAGTGAAGGTCACCTGTAGACATATACTTCAATCCGTCTGGTGCAGTCTTTACCCCATAAACACTGTATACACGGTAATCTACAGGATGCACTCCAGCCAGAATTGGAGTGGCAGAAGCAGTGCTGCCATTTACACTTGTGTATGAACCCAAACCACCCTCATCCACAATGTAATTCACATATCCAATTTCCTGTTCGCTGCCAACCGCTGGCTGCAAGAACATCTTTGCTGCGGGATATGCAGACCAGAATGTTTCGCTGTTCTCAAAGGACAGGAATGCCTGTGTTGCTCCTGCTGTTGTTGTTCCCGCATATACAGGAACCACTACTTGGCACAGGTATTTTGCCACATCTCCGTGCCCCTGAATATGGATATGAGTTGCCTTCAGTTCGCTGCCAAGGAGTTCAATCGCTCGTCCCGTGGTTGACATATGGCAACCGGTGTCTTGGTGGCTCTGTGAGAATTTCTTGGACAGACCAGAAGAATCTGTGAAATCAATCACGCTGTTCTTTGCCATTATGCCGTGCTTGCACTGTGTGGCACACATTACGGGTGCGCTGTCAAGTGAATCTGCTCCTGCATATCTGGTTTCACTTCCAACTATTCCGTCCGATGAATACGCCCCAATCCGTGAATTGTGGGAAGCAATAGCAACACCCACACCATAGAATCCAAGGTGACGGATATTTACATTAGCGTTTTCAAGAGCAATAGCAGTGCCGTTTTCGCTCCACGACCGTTGTTGATCGGTGAGTGCAGACAGTGCCTGACTGTAGTTCTGTGTGCTGC